CGTCCGTTCTTCGGATTCAACGCGACAGAGAAGAAACGCCTGATCGAGTTTATGAAAAGAAGGTTGTTTAAATGAGTATTCGCGAAAGTATCTGTAATAACATTGTGACAACGCTTCAGGCGGTTACGTCGCCAGTCGCGCCAGCTTTCGTAACTCGCGAACCGTTCAAGTTCGAAGAACTTAGCGCGGCACAATTTCCTGCGTGCCTGGTTCAGACCGCAGGTGAAACGCGTTCGGATGCAACGATCGGTAACGATCAGATCCAACGCCAGGCAGATTTGACGGTTCGAATTTTCGGATTCGTTAAAGGCTCTTCTATCGATTCGGCTAGAAACAATCTAATCGAAGCGATCGAAGAGGGGCTAGACGCTGACCGTACACGCGGCGGTTATGCGTTAGACACTCAAACTATTGAGGTCGAGACTGACGAAGGTAGTTTAGAACCCTACGGTGGCGTTGTTGTTACCGTCAGCGTTCTATATACTTTCACTAGAGGCAACGCATAACTTAGGAGATACACATCATGGCGGTGCATAAAGGTTCAGAAGGCTACGTTAAGGTAGGCTCAAACACAGTAGCAGAAGTTAAAGATTGGTCTTTGACTGAAACTGCGGAAACAATCGACACTTCAAGCATGGGCGACTCGGCACGCACTTACGTTCCAAGTCTAACAACTGCTTCTGGCTCGATCTCTGTTCACTGGGATGAAACAGATTCAACTGGTCAGGGCGCAATGACTGTCGGCTCTGAAGTAACGCTTAACCTGTACCCTGAAGGTGCGGACACTGGCGACACTTACGCTACTTTTAGCGCAATTATCACTGAAGCCGGTGTATCTGCGTCTTTTGACGGTTTGGTAGAAGCGACGTTCAGCTTTACAGCGAATGGCGCGGTTACTTGGGGCACTGCTGCCTAAACCAGTTAGCTCTGAACTAGGGTAGCACCCGAAAACGTGTTTCTCCGTTCACGCTGTTCAGAGCACCTAAACGGATCGTTTGGAGAACGAAAAGATGAATATATTAGATCGCGCTAAAGCGCATTTTGATTCGCAGGGCGTCAAGAAAATCGAGATTCCGGAATGGCCAGATGATAAGGGCAATCCAACTATCTTGTACGCGACCCCGGTTTCGATGAACGACCGTCGATCACTGCGTGCAGTAGCAGACGGAGACGAATCGGAATTTTTGGTGCGTCTAGTTATTCTCAAATGCGAACTGGAAGATGGTTCTAAGGCGTTCGACCTGTCTGATAAGCCGATGCTTATGAAAAAAGTCGACCCTAACATCATTCAACGCATTGCTACCAAAATCGCCGAAGCACCGACCGTCGACGATATGGTGGGAAAGTAAAGGAAGATCCGGAACTCTACGCGATGTTCACCCTAGCGGAAAAGCTAGGCAAAACAGTCGAAGAGGTTGGAAGGATCGGCCAGGCAGAATTTAACGGTTGGTTGGCATACTATCAGATAAAGGCTGCACAGCATGGCGACTCCTGAAGATATTAAGATCCGGATCTCGGCGCAGAACGACTCTAAAAAGGCGTTCAACGAAGTAAATACGGATCTAAAGCGCACGTCGACAACGGCGTCGCAAACGCAAAAAGCCGTTATGGGTACGACCAGCGGCTTTTCTGGTATGGGTCGTTCGGCTGGGCAAGCTGGTATCCAGATCCAACAACTTGTTGGTCAGATCCAAGGCGGCACGAATCCGATGCTCGCTCTCTCGCAACAATCTGCCGATTTAGGTTTCGTGTTAGGCGCGCCGCTTCTAGGTGCTGTCGGCGGTCTAGCGGCATCGTTCGCGATGGTTCTACTCCCTGCGCTATTCGACACAACTAAAGCCGCAGAAGAACTCAACAAAGAGTTCGATCGCCTGGCGGACGGTTATGATAAGCTGACCGAAGCCGGTAAAGCCTATTATGACTTCCTCGCTGTCGACCAGGTTAAAAAGCTAAACGCTGAAATCACTGCACTGCGTAACGAAGCGGATTCGCTACTGGCGCAGTCGCGTGTCCTCCGTGACGTCGACAAGGCGACAGAGAAATATAAAGAGTATCTGAAAGTTCAGGATCAGCTATCGCAGAAAGAACTCGAACTGAAAGAGATCCGCGACAACCGTAAAGGCGTCGATCAGGATGCGATCACTGCGATCGATAAGATGATCGAGGGGCTTACTGCGGAAGCTGCGACACTCGGTATGACTGCGACGGAACTCGCGCTATATCGTGCAGAACAACTCGGTGCGACCGCTGAAGATAAAGCACGCGTTATCGCACTTCGCGAGAAAATCGACGAATACGATAATGAACAAGCGGCGATTAAAGCACTTGCAGAATTCGAAGCCGAAGTTAATAAGAAGCGTGTCGAAGATGAAAAGGCACTCGCTAAACTTCAGAAAGAACTGCGCGAAGAAGATGCGAAGAATATCGAAGCGATCGAGAAGAACCTTAAACCGCTAGAAGATGGTTTAGCAGGGCTTATCAGCGGTACGAAGAGCGTTAGCGAATCGTTCTCTGATATGGCACGCTCGATCGTTAATGACCTTATCAAGATTCAGATTCAGCAATCGATCACTAAACCTCTGGCGAATATGCTAGGCGGTGCAGGTGTTCAAGGCGGGAGCGGGTTCTTTAGTTCACTAGGTTCGATGTTCGGTCTATCGTTCGCCGGCGGCGGTTACACTGGTTCAGGCGCACGTTCAGGCGGTGTCGATGGCCAGGGCGGTTTCCCTGCGATCTTGCACCCGAACGAAACTGTTGTGGATCACGCGCAAGGTCAGACGGGCGGTGTTACAATCAACCAAACGATCAACGTCACGACTGGCGTTCAACAGACAGTGCGTACTGAAATCGCCTCGCTTATGCCGCAAATCGCTGCCGCATCTAAACAGGCGGTTCTCGATGCGCGTAAACGCGGCGGATCATTCGGCGCGGCATTTGGAGCATAAAGAATGGCTGAATCTTATCCGTTATCGACCCCGAACAATGACATCGCTCGCGTGCGCCTGGTCGCTCGCAACGCTGTCGCAGTAGCGGCGTCGCCATTTACATTCGCGCAGCAGGTTTATCGCCATCAGGGGCAAGGTTGGGAAGCTGACATTACTCTACCGGCGATGAAACGCGCAGATGCGGAACAGTGGCTATCTTTCTTACTCCGCCTTCGTGGTCAATACGGCACGTTCTTGTTGGGCGATCCAAACGGTGCGACACCTCGCGGTTCAGCAGCAACGACACCGGGTACGCCAGTCGTCAACGGCGCGTCGCAAACAGGCGACGAACTAAACATCGACGGTCTGCCGGTCAGTGTTAGTGGGTACTTACTTGCAGGTGATTATATTCAGCTTGGTTCAGGTGCTACCGCTACACTTCACAAGGTGCTAGAGGATGTTGATTCAAACGCATCCGGGGAAGCGACTCTAAACCTATTCCCTAAAGTTCGCACAGCGCCAGCAGATAATGCGACGGTTACTGTATCTGATGCGAAGGGTAACTTCCGCCTGAACGGTAACGAGACGGCGTGGGATATCGATACCGCTACAATTTACGGTGTAACCTTCGGCGCAGTGGAGGCTATTTAATGTCTCGTTCTAGTCCAGCGAATTTCGCGAACGACTCTGTTAATTTATTCGTGGCTGTCGAACTAGAGTTCGATTCTGGTGCCGTCCGTCTATGGAACGGCTATCACGACGCGACGATCGACGGTGACGAGTACACTGGCGCCGGGTCATTTATGAGCGTCGGTACGATTGAAGAATCGGGCGAAGTATCTGCGAAAGGTACGACGATCGCATTGTCTGGTATCGACGCGTCGCTGATCTCTTTAGCGTTGCAGGAGAATTACCAGAACCGCACTGCGCGCGTGATTATCGGAACAGTCGATAGCGGTGTATTCACTGACTACACACTGTTTCGCGGTCGCATGGACGTTATGGCGATTGAAGAGAGCGGCGAGACCGCATCGATTCGCGTGACTGCGGAGAACAACCTGATCGACTTAGAACGCCCGCGTTCGTCTCGTTACACTTCAGAGGATCAAAAAACCTATTATCCAGGCGATTTAGGTTTGGATTATGTCGCGGACCTTCAGGACAAGCAGATCAACTGGGGCAAAACGTCGTGAGACCCGACGATTGGCCGGAGCGTCTGAACGACTTTATCGAGGCTAATCTACACACTCCGTTCGCATGGGGTACACACGACTGTTCTCAATTCGTTATAAAGTGTGAACTCGCGTTATTCGGCGACACTAAATTCGCAGATTCCATCGGTAAATATAAGACTAAACGCGGTGCGGCAATGCACTTGCATTACAAGGGCTTTACCGGTTTATGGGATTATGTCGGAAGCAGGTATACTGAAATAACGCCGTCATTCGCTAAACGCGGAGATATCGCCGGACATCTAACGCAAGATGGTGAATCTGTTGGTATAATAGTCGGCAATTCTATTGCGTGCGCTGGCGATGACGGGATCGCGTTTAAACCGTTATCAGAGGCAGAAAGATTCTGGAGATTTGATTAATGGGTAAGACGGTCAAAAAAGTCGTAACTGGCGCAATCGCAGTCGCGGCAATCGCAACCGGTGTCGGCGCAATTGCTGGTCTAACCGCTGGCGCATCGTTTCTAGGTTTATCGGGTGCGACAGCTTATTTCGCGCAGTCTTTCGTTATCAACGCCGTTCTAGGTGCTGTCTCTAGCGCACTGACTCCTAAACCGTCTGATCTGACGGGTGCTGCGGATCTATCCGGGCAAACCATCATGCAACGCAATACGATCGCGCCTCGTCGCATCGTCTACGGTGAAGTTAAGACTTCCGGTGCGGTTGTATTCATGGAGACCACAAACGACAATGCTGATCTGCATTACTGCGTGACTCTAGCCGGGCATGAAATCACTGCGGTCGATTCTGTTTATTTTCACGACCAGGTTGTTAAAACCTCGCTCAGTGACGGTGTTGAATACGCAGTAGATGCGACGACTGACCCGGATTATAGCGGTAAAGCCTGGGTAACAGCGCACTTCGGTGATCCAGATCAGACAGCGGACGGTAATCTTGTGTCTCGCACGTCGATGACCGTGAACCACCGTCTCCGCAATATCGCGTACCTTTATGCAAAATGTACATACGACCGCGACGTGTTCGCGAACGGTATCCCTAACTTAGCGGCGATCATTAAAGGTCGTGCAGTTTACGATCCTCGCACTACGTCAACGGCGTACAGCAACAACGCCGCATTATGTATTCTCGATTATCTGCGCGACACTCGCTACGGTATCGGCGCGCTAGACAGTGAGATCGACTTCGCGTCGTTCTCTGCGGCGGCTAACATCTGCGACGAGACCGTTTCTGTCGCTTCAGGCGGTACGGAAAAGCGTTATACGATCAACGGTGTGATCGACACGTCTAAGCAACCCGCGGCAGTGCTCCAGGATATGCTTTCAGCTTGTGCTGGCACGATTTACTATTCTAACGGCCAGTGGAAGATTCGCGCGGGTGCTTATGTTACCCCGACTGAATCTCTATCTATGGACGACGTGATCGGGCAGATTAAAGTGACGACTCGCGTATCTAACCAGTCGAACTTCAACGCTGTTAAAGGTATTTTCTTGTCGCCAGATGATAACTGGCAACCTGTCGATTATCCGTCGGTTACTTCTAGCACGTTTGAAGCGGAAGATAACGGCGTTCAGCGTTTCGTCGACGTAACCCTACCGTTCACAACGTCGTCAGCAATGGCTCAACGCCTGGCGAAGATCACGCTATACCGTAACCGCGAACAATTAACTATTTCGGTGCCTTGTAACCTGAAGGCGTTTAAATACGAGATAGGAGATACGCTCTACTTCACAAATGAGCGATTCGGATTCGATAACAAGGTGTTCGAAGTGGTTGGTTGGGAATTGTCGAACGATGGCGAGTTCTTCGGTGTGAACATGGTCCTTAAAGAGACCAGTTCAACGGTCTATTCATGGTCTGTTGATGATGAAGCTGAACTGACTCGCAACAATACGACACTGCCTTCAGCGACAACTATCGCGGCGCCTGGTGTTACCGTCAGTGACGAACTGCGTTCTTACAACGAGGAAGTTATCACGACTCTGATTGCTAATGTTTCGTCTGGTTCGCCATTCGCTGACCGCTTTGAAGTAGAAGCACAAAAAGCCGGTGATTCTGAATGGGTCAACCTTGGACAAGCGACTGGCGGTCGATTCGAACTTCCGCAGGTGCTAGACGGTGCGACTTACTACGTTCGCGCGCGTGCTATCAGCGGAATCGGTGTCCGCTCTTCTTGGACAACCGCAACGCATCAGGTTGTAGGTAAAACTGCGCCACCTAGTGACGTTACAGGTTTAACGGGTAACGTTATAGGCAACCAGTATCTTTTAACATGGAATGCGGTGCCTGATCTGGACTTGTCGCATTACCGCGTGCGCTTCGCGGCTGAAGATGGTTCACCTACTTACCAGAACGCAATCACCTTGGTGCCTAAAGTATCACGCCCGGCGACGTCTGTTACTGTACCTGCGCGAAACGGTACTTACTTCGTCCGTGCAGTAGATAAGCTCGGGCTAGTATCTGAAAACGCCGTTAGTGTTGTTCTCGATTCGAATATTGCGGATATCGAGGCGATGAACGTTGTTCAGACTATCAACGAGCATCCAGATTTCAACGGCACATTCGACGACGTGGTAGAGATCGACGAAGATGATCGCCTGGTGCTAGACACCGATCTTAACTTCGACGCGGTGCTAGGCGACTTCGACGACGCTGAAGGACAGTTCGATGGTGGTGACGGTAACATCGACGCAGAAGGTTTCTATTACTTCAGCAACAGTGTCGATCTAGGCGCTGTTTACACGTCTCGCGTAACCGCTACGATCAAGTCGGTGCGCTTGGATTACGTCGGGCTGTTCGATTCAGCGGCTGGCTTATTTGACGATCGTCAGGGCGTATTCGATGGCGACGTCAACGCGTTCGATGACGTGGACGCAGAACTACAGGTTCGACACACTGAAGATGACCCGACAGGCTCTCCAACGTGGTCAGCTTGGCGCGTGTTCCAAGTATCGGATATTCGCGCTTGGGGTATGGAATTCCGCTGTCGTATGACGACAACAGACGACCAGGCGACACCGGCAGTTAATCACTTGTCTGTTACGGTTGATATGCCGGATCGCGTAGAGCGTGGGTTTGATATCTCGTCGGGTGCTTCGGCGAAGTCGGTAACATTCCCGAACGCGTTCCAAGCAACACCGGCGATCGGTATCGGCGCACAAGATTTGCAGACTGGCGATTATTACGAGATTAGCAGTAAAACCCGTTCTGGGTTTATAATTACGTTCAAGAACTCTAGCGGCACAGCGGTGGATCGAACCTTCGACTACTCTGCCGTTGGCTACGGAAAAGAGGTGTCCTAATGGCTCAACATGATATGAATATCGCAAACCAGGGTTTCCCTGCGTTTCGCGCTGATCTTAACTCCGCACTAACGGCGATTGCGAATAACTCGTCTGGTGCAACGGCTCCTAGCACGACGTTCGCTTACCAGTGGTGGTACGACACGTCGACTAATGCGCTGAAGATGCGTAATGCTGACAACGACGCGTGGATCGAAATCGGTACATTTAACCAAACGACTGACTCATTCACTCCGTCAGGCGTAACGTCTGATTCTATTAGCGAAGGTGACTCTTCGGTTGAAGTAGTCGATAGCGGCACTGGTTATGTTGCTGTTATTGTTGATGGTGTAGAGACTGCGCGTTTTTCTTCTGGTGGAGACATCAGCTTCTACGAAGATACTGGTACGACTGCTAAGTTCTTCTGGGATGCGTCTGCTGAGTCTTTGTCTGTACCAACATTACTTACAACTGCTGGTATTAATGCAGCCAAAACAGCCTCTACTTATAATGTTGTTGCATCTTTTTCATCGCAAGCAGGAACAAGCAAGTTACGCATAGATGACAACAGTAATAACAGCGCAACAACGCGTATGTACATTACGCACAACTTTAGCCGTGATGGTGCGGGATTTGCAGCAGACAACTCAGGCGTTGGCGTTTCGGCTATTACGTTTGATAATGGTACTATTGGATTAAATACAGCGTCTGCTGGCAATAATAATTCAGTAGAACGTATGCGTATCGACTCATCAGGCAATTTGCTTGTGGGTAAGACTAGTGATGATTTAAGCACCCCAGGTTTTAGCGTTAGTCGGCAATCTGGCACAACTAATGGTATGTCAATAATTAAAGGCGGCGGTTCTTGGGGGACTAATGTCTTTATAGGTAGAACTTCTGGTGCAGGTACTGGTGCATATACTGAGTTTTGGTATAACGGCACTACAACAGGCACTATAACGACAAACGGAACAACAACCTCTTACAACACCTCTTCAGACTACCGACTAAAAGAAGATTGGCAGCCTGTCGCTAACGCTTCTGATCGTGTAGCACAACTTAAACCAGTAAACTTTGCTTGGATTGCGTCTGGTGAGCGTGTCGACGGCTTCTTAGCGCATGAACTCGCAGAAGTTATTCCTGAAGCAGTAACAGGCACTAAAGACGGTATGCGTACTGAAGAGTACGAAGTGTCTCCTGCGGTTTATGAAGATGTCATTATCCCTGCGGAATACGACGAAGAAGGTAATCTGATTGCTGAAGAGCGCACAGAGCAACAGTTAGTCACTGAAGCGGTTATGGGCATTCGCGAGGTTCCTGATTATCAGGGTATCGACCAGTCAAAACTCGTTCCGCTACTGACTGCGGCTCTTCAGGATGCTATCGCTAAAATCGAAGCACTCGAAGCTCGCGTCGACGCACTAGAAAACGCATAAGGAGAACCCGCAATGCCGTATCAATTTGACGAACACGACCTAACATCAGACGTTAAGTTTGATATCGCTCGCGGGCACTTTAAAAATGCTAAGGCGATTAATCTCTTCGGATTTAACCGCACGATCGGCACAACCTTCGAGACGATCTTCAACGATGGCGGCGGCGTTTATG